CTCATGTGTTGCGACTTCTTCATCATAGTTCTGTTTGTGATAAACTTTGACCATACGATTGATGATGCGCTTAGGCAACTTCAAGTCTTCACACACTTTAGAAACAGCTTCTTTGATGAAGTCTTTTTCTCCGCCGATGCGAATCATGGAGTTGGAACACTCCTGAATTGCATCTAGCAATTTCTTGCGATCAGCTTCACTGGAAATTTGATTGATTGAAAATTGTTGTACAGCCATAATATACTCCTTAGATAAAACCCATTTTGCTACCAACCTTACGATTGGTATTGTTCTCAAGTTGCTTGTTGAAGATTTCTGCGATACTGTAAGTGCCGCTTGCTTTCTTGTCGTATGTTGTGCCAAGTTTATCTGCAAGTTTTGATGCTTGCTCAACATTCAATGGCGCAAAATTCAAGATATCAAAACAACGACCTGGGCGAACCAGTGCAGGATCAACATCGCGAATAGACGGCAAGTTTGTTGAGAAAATCAACTTCTTACCCTTTGTTGTCACAAGACCATCACCAACGTTCAGGAAGCGGTGCATCATGGTGTTACCATCGCTACGCGCTTTCAAAAAGTTGTCAGAGTCTTCCAACACCATGACACCAGTTTCATCCTCAATGAATCTAGCGAACAGATAATCTTTTTCAAGAATAGCCGCATCATATGTCACGATTGCGGATGAATTGCTGTGTGCAAGCAGTCCACGAATGAATGTTGTCTTACCTGTACCTGGTGGTCCAATCAACAACAAAATGTTTGCTTGTGATGCTAAGAAACGATCATAGTATGCCGCAAGTGTTTCTTCACCCAAGAATGGATACATTTCTTGCACAGGTAAACGCTCGGTGTTCAATGGAACGTTTACTGAATTACCATCACTTGAATATACCCACTCAATGTATGATGTAACGATTTCAAAGTTTTGCTTCAAGAGAGTTTCAATCTCTTTATTGAAATCTGCATCACCATACATACGGGCCGTGATGGAATTTGCGCTTACATCATATCTAATGAAATTTTCATCATCGGTTATGATTAAACCATTAGTCTCAGACAACTCAATGATGTGATCGCCGTCAAACTCAGATTCAATAAACTCCGTCCACTTGCTACGATTGCCGTGCAATTTCAAGTCGCGGTTGAATGTTGACTTGTTCTTTTCACCACGCGCAACCAGAAGTTGTGAGTATAGGTAATCGCCATAGTCGCTGGCTCCGATAAAGATTTTTTCGCTGCTCATAATATTTGAAGGTGTTTCCAGTGAATCCCAAGTCCAGCCATTGAAATGGCGCTTTTTTCTAATTCGCCGCGCTTTTGGGCGATATGTTATAGGTGGTCTTTGACCACCATCATTTCGCAATTCATTGATTAGTTGTTGTACACTTTTGCTCATTTTCTAACTGCGGCATACGTGATGCAAATTGCACCAGGATGAGTTTCATAAGAGCACTTCACTGCAAGTGGATCCATTCCTTTTGTAATTGCAGCTTCAATGTTCTTGGCCATGTTGTTGCGATCATTCATATTATACACTGTGATACCTGCAATGAATGCAACACAAACAATTGCGATACAAACAACCACAGTAATAAAATCAAAATTTTTAGTTGACTCGCTCATATAAACTCCTTATTTCTGTCAATATTATCTCGCTTGCTTCGGTAGAAGATGTGACGACCAATTTTGTCAATCTTCTCCAATTTCCAGCCAGGGCTTACATAGTCTGCATGGTAGTATGTTGCACCAGATGTAACATCTTCCATACGCTCAAAGTTGATGATAACATGCATCGCCAACTCTCTAATCTCATTATACAACGGAGTAGACTTGATTGTCAACCGTCTGTCGGTAAACTTGGAGTCACAATACCATGAGAATTGGCATGTGCCGCCAGTCTTTTGGAATACAACACCACAAATATCATTTGCATAATTACCAGATTGTACTCTGTTGATTGTTACGAATGCCACAGCTTTTTTGCCATCATGTGGCTCATGTGCTGCCTCAAAATAAATATTTTCCGCTAAACAAGTGACTTGTCTCTGAACATCTTTTGTTAGAGAATCATAACTTGGTTTGAATGGCAGGATGCCATGAAGATCAATATTAATCAGACTGAAAAATACGATCATTGCGGAAAGTGTAATGCTAAAAAGTATTGGTTTACTTCGCATATTTTCCTTTCTTGATGGTGGTAGGTTATTCTGTTACGAGGAAACCTACCGAAACCTTCTTAATGATTATTCGTTAGAAACGAAAGCATTAAGTAATTTTGCTTTCGCAATGATATCTTGTTCTGTTGGGTATGCTCCCAATTCAGGTACTGGAAGAGACTTATTAACTTCAGAATTACGATGCCATTGTTCCATTAACATATCTTTTTTAGTAAAGAAGTCTTGCATTGCCAAGTCCTTTGCCATTTCTAAAAGATTCATACGGATTTCAAAAGGTGTTTTACTCATAGATTTCTCCTTGTGTGTGAGTGTGTTAAAATTGATAGGTTATTCTGTTACGAGGGAACCTACCGAAACCCTAGATGGCTATCAAGCAGCCATCAAAAAGCGACTTTCGTTTGCTTTTACTTTGATTTAGTTTTTACACCTACTCTGGTGAGTTGTCCACTTCTGTACTCTTGACCCAATCGATCCTGTGTCAGGCCCATCAAAAGCATACCTGCCGTTATATAGGCCGTATGTACTGATATGCTTTTGGTGGACCTGGCGGGCACTGCCCCCGCGTCTTGAATCCGTTTCTAGTTGCTTCATACAACCATAGCATGTAGTATAACACTACAATTACGAAATGTCAACCAGCTTTTCGGTAATGCTTGTCAACATATTTTTGAAGTTCAGTATGGTATTTATCTGCACTTTCAATGAAGATTTGACCAGGACCTTCTTCGGTACCAATCAAAACGACAATCTGATCCAATGGCATGCCAGTCAACTCAGTGAACATTCTCGCGTATGCGGTACACTGCATGAAATAATTACCAATGTTGTTCTTATCTTTCTGTTTGGTTGACGATTTGAAATCAATGATGGATAACACTCCATCCCACTCAGCGATACAGTCAACACGACCAGCGAGTTTCAGATTGTCCGAGTAAAGAGCTTGCTCCAGCGCATAGATTTTGCCCATTCTGGTATCAATGTGTGGCTTTATCTTATAAAACAACTCTTTTGTCGTTGGAAGCATACTAGCAAGTTTCATGCTAGTCATTTCATTCAACAAATATTTTTCACACACGGTATGCAATTTTGTACCACGACTTGATGCGAGGCGAGAAACGCGATTAGCTTCCTCTGCACCAACACGTTCTCTCCACTCAAAGAATGCTTTCTTATTGTAGTCGGAGAGAACAGTTGTCACGGATGCATACTTGAATCCAGAAGGTGTGACGTAAACCCTACCTGAGTCGGTAGTCACAGCAGTCATATCAAAATCCAACTCAGGTAGTTTTACGAATTCAAACATCAATCAATACCATCTTCATAATCAAGTTTAGCGAGAATATAATCTTTCACAAGAGAACTTCTAACAATGTCCTCAGGTGTAAATTCTATCTTAGTGAATGCTGACATACGTACAGCAATGTCAAAAAATTTCAAGATACCACTCATGTCATTTTTCTTTTTGTTTAGATCAGTTTGGCGATAGTCACCACACCAAATAATCTTTGAGCGATAACCAACACGGGTCATAACAGTATCAATTTCTTCAAATGTCAAGTTTTGCATTTCGTCCACGATGATAATTGCATCATCAAAACTCATACCGCGAATAAATGATGTTGAAATGAAATCAATGTATCCTTGTTCCTCAAGGCGTTGATAAGCGTCTTTTCTTCCGAACAGTGTATCACAAATTTGTACATACGGTTGCTGATAGATTTCCATCTTTTCCGTAACGTCACCTGGCAAGTGACCTATCTCACGACCTTGTACAGCGGAACGCACAATGATGATTTTCTTGAATGGATTACTCTTATCCAAGACCTCTTCAAGAGCTTTATATACTGCACAAAATGTTTTTCCAGTTCCTGCAACACCATGCAGGGCCACAAAGTAGTCACCTCTTTTATAGGCATCAAAAAATAATTTTTGATTATCTGTTAATGGATCAAATGTTTTTAGATCATCAATTCTCACCTTGAGTGAATTTGTTGTGCGTGGCACAGTTTCTTCAAGGTTGATTTTGGTGTTTGCTGGTTTCTTGCTTGCCATTGATACCCTTATTGTTTTACGCCAGTCACTTTCTCCACATGCTTCTTTACAACCTGATCGCTTCTGGCTTGTTTTATGGATTTTTTTCCGTATCTGTCCGCCACCGAACTTGCTGGATGTGCTTCGGCAACTTTAGATAGGACTTCTTTGAAACCGTCTGGTACACGGTTCTGGGTGGAGGTTGATACGCCCGACACGATTGCGGGTGCGGTCAACACAGGTTGAATCTTGGGATTGGCTTTCAGAAATTCTTCACGTTCAGATATTCTCATGAACTTTTCAAATTCTTCACCACTGTCAGTGTCTAAGAAATTATATGTAGGCATCTTATATGTTTATATAGTCAAATACCACTCTGGGACCGGACGCTTTTTCCAGTTAGCCAGATGTGGCTTATTCTGTATGTAGTATCGGCGATAAGATGCAATAGAATCTCCAGGCACTTTTACATCATCAGGCATTGCTGGTGTTGGCTCAGTGAATGGTTTCTGAGGAATGTTTTTGGGCAGTTTAGCTAGATGCATTTCCAGGCGAGAAGTTGCATGTGTTTTGCCATACCGATGTGTGTATTCAGTCATCAATGCTTGAAACAAACCGAATAACCAATCATAATTTTTGTCAGATTGTCTTACCCATACCGATGAGGGATGATTGATATGAGTGGCAGAATATAGGATAGAATCATCGCTGGGTAAAACATATCGAGTTTGTTTTCTACCCGCCTTAGACTTACCAATAACAATATCACCATCAAGGACACGGTGGGCAGTAGAAAGTAGTTGAGCATATTCAAGGATCATTTTTACGGTGTGTTTGTCATTGTGCATTTCAGCACATTTGACCACATCGTGGTGAAGGTAAAAAATATTCATTGTTACACGGTTTCAGATTCAACAGAATAATCCTCTACAGTTGCGGGTTCAGCATCCAAATCTTTCAGGGATGTAATTTGATCCGGTGTAATGCCACGATCCGTCCAGTATTGCATGACCTCAGCAGGATTCACCAACTGATAGGATACAACCTTGCGACCATCTTTTTTGACGCGGATGATAGCTTTGCTTTGAATTTTAATTTCAAGAACATAAGATGAAATTTTATAGGACAAATTTCCTAACGTTGAATTAAAATAGTCTTTGGTGATAGGTTCACCAGACATTAGAGTAACAAAAATCTTTTCCCAAGCACTCAGGCGGATACGTTTAGTCATAAAACACTTTCATAATAAGATGGAACAAGTATAACACAAGTCGGTAGACTTGTCAAGGTAATCATGCAGCTTGCAACATGATGGTAGGATACTTAACGAAACCGCTGGTATCCTTTTTTGCTTTACCTTTAGCGTAGAGTCCAACAACAACACCACGTGGATCAAGGAAACGCAAATCTGATTCATCGCCATTGAACACTGGGCGGCCCAAGTATTGTTCAGGCATTGGCAAGGTTTTCTTTATACCGAAAACAACAGCAACATTCAAGCCTTCAGCCATTGCACGAATAACGTCCATATCGTTACCGTCAGCGGCGGAGAATGTCAATTGGTAGTTGGTAATATCTTTGACTTTACGACCCAAGATTTTCGTATAGTCGTAAAATTGGACTTCAGGAAAGGCGGCAAAAACGTTACGGAACAATTGACCGTTACGAACAACCTCATACTTTTCAAACGACAAGTCGGAAGTACCATTCAAGCGAAACACAGGTGTCAAGCCCAGTCGGGCACTTTGCTTGATAGCCAATTCCATATCTTTGACCAGAAGTGTCATAAACTCGGTACGGTTCTCAAAGAACATACGGGTTTTACGTTTCCGAGCCTCTTGGATAACGTTAGTTGATTCACCACGCTTGAACATACCGCCGCGCCCAGCGAGATTCAAACATGCATCGGTACATCCGGCGGTGCGCTTTGGGCAGGTCTCATAGCCAGACACATTAGCTGGAGCCAAGTGTAAGATATAAGTATTAAAACCCTGTGCCATACCTTTGAGTACTTTAGGATTACCAGTGGAGAGCAATTTCATAATCAACCTCTTTATCAACAGAACAGACTCTATTATACCAGGTTCCCGGAAAAAGTCAACAATTTTTTGACAAGTTGCTAAAATACAACACCCTATGGAACGGCTTTGGAGAGGGTTTTACGGCTAGGGCATGCTAACCACTCAACTATCGGCGCATAAGCGCCTGGTCCTTCGCATCTTGATCTGAAAATATAGGCACAGCATTGCTTTTATGTAAGGTTCCGATGCCTTTCATAGCCGTACCAGTGTAGACCTTGCCATGGACGGGTTTCGTGCAGGCACCACCAGGAGTAACTAAAGATGAATACTTTGGTGTTACACGTCCAGCTGGTGTTGTCAGAGGATCAACTGTAGCAC